GAAAAGCGATGGTCTGGGAGATCTGGAACCGCAGCACCCGCGAAGTGCTCTGGATCATCCGCGAGGGCGGCGGCTGCGCACTGCGGGTGGACCCCGATGTCCTCGGCCTCCTCGGCTTCTATCCCATCCCGAAACCGATCTGCGCCGTGGTGACTACCGACACCATGATCCCGAAAGCATTCTATGACCTGTACGCGCATCTGGCGGCGGATCTGGACGACACTAGCCGACGCATCAGCGATCTTACCGCCAAGATCAAGGTCCGGGGCGGCTACAACGCCGCTAACAAGGACATTGCAAACCTTCTCACCGCCGATGACGGTAAGCTGCTTCCCGTTGACGGTGTGGACCTCATGTCCGGAGGATTGCAGAACCACATCTGGCTGGTACCCATTCTGGAATGGGTGAACGCGCTCAAGGAACTCTACATGAGCCGCGACCAGCAGAAGAACGCGATCTATGAAATCATCGGCATAGCCGACATCATCCGGGGCGCGACCAATCCCTACGAGACCGCCACCGCGCAGCGCATCAAGGGCACCATGGGTTCCGGCCGGATGACCGGCGTCAAGACCTCCGTCGCCAACTTCGTCAGGGATCTCATGCGCCTCAAGGCCGATTTGATCGCGCGCAATTTCGATGCGGACACGCTCACCAAGATGACCGGCGAGAACGTCACGCCGCCGGTCATGGAGATCCTGCGCAACGACTTTACCCGCTTCTGCACCATCGACATCGAGACCGACTCGACCGTCGAGATGGACGAGGCCACCGAGAAGGAAGCCAACGCCCAGATCATGCAGGTGATCGGCGGCACCATGACGGCGGCGCAGGGCCTGATGGCGGCGCAGGTGCTGCCGCCGCCGATGATCATCAACCTGACCCTCGAAATGATCAAGATGCTGCTCCACCCCGTGCGGCACTCCCGGGGCGTGGTCGACATGATCGACGGCTATCAGGAGATGCTGGGCGCTTACATGAGAGTGGACCCCACGGGCGCGATGATGCGGCCGCCGCTGCCGCCCGGACCGCCGCCTCCCGGACAGGCCCCGCCGCCGGGCCCCAGCCGGGGCAGGAACGGTCAAGGCCCGCCCGGGCCTCCGCAACCGCAAGCCCCGCCGCCGGGCATGGGTGGTCCTCCGCCGGGCCCGCAGGGGCCTCCTAGAGGGATGTGACTGATGGCGACAGCAGCAAGCCACAAGCCGAAGACGAAACCCGTTGCGAAGACGACTGCCAGACCGAAACCCAAACCGAAGGAGAAAGCGTCGATGGCCACCGAAAAAACCCCAGATCCCGCACCGTTCGTTCCTCCGCCGCCGCCTGCTGCCCCCGGCGTCGCACCGGCCGCTTCGGTCGCGCCCGCCGACATGATGACGGAGCAGGAAAAGGACACGTCGAGTGAACTTCATGGCGTCGGGCCGGTTTCGCCAGCCGAGCCTTCCCCGGGCCCCGTCGAGACCATCGAGGATCTCGGAATAGGCCCTCGCGATCCCTATCCGGAAGGCAACCCGCCGCCGCCACCCCCAGCCGTCAAGGACCCGACCCGATGACCATGGTCAGATATCCGCTGCCGATCACCAATGCGATGCTGGCCCCTGCCAACCAGAACTTCGACAAGCCGCGCCACGGCACGGTCGGCGACTGGTCGGTGGGCGTGACCGGCAACGACGTCGACGTCGCCACCCGCAGCGAGGCCGTCGCCAGCGCCTCCGGTGCGGCCAGCGCCACGCCGTACCCGATCCGTACCCAGACCCAGAAGGCGGCGGCGATGGTGCCGGTGTTGCCAATACTCGGGGATCTCGGCATCGACTACGGGACTTATACCGGCCAGACCGGGCGCAGCGGCGTGATTACGCCGCTGGCATCCTATCCGGCCGTCACCTCGCCCCCCGCCGTGACGGGTGTAAGCCCGAACACGGGCACCACGGCTGGCGGCACTCCCGTCACCATCTCGGGTACCAGCTTCACGGGCGCGACGGCCGTGACGTTCGGCGGCACGGCGGCGACGGCCGTCGTGGTGGTCAACGCCAACACGATCACGGCGACCTCTCCGGCGAAAGCCGCCAGCACGGTCGATGTCCGCGTGACGACGCCGAACGGTGTCAGCCCCATCGGCGGCGCGGGCGACAACTTCATCTACACGTAGGGTGCCATGAGCAGTTTCCGTCCCAACGACCAGATGAGCCTGCCGGGCCTCGGCATACCCGTCGACCCGTATTCCGGCGAGCGCCTCACGGCGGTTTTGCTGGCGCGCATTCAGCGGCTCAAGGACGCCGAGGGGATCTGCCGCCAGATCCTCCACGAACTCGACGGCACCACCGAGGGTTCGCGCCCCGGCGACCGCCGCATGATGATGGCTTTCACCAAGCTCGACGAGGCCGTGATGTGGGCGACAGCGGCCATACTGGATCACCACGGGGACTGACCCATGCCGATATACGTGATGTACAAGGGCCGCCTGATCGACAAGAAGTACCGCCCGGCGAAATCCGGGCACGCGGTTTCGGAGTTATCAGCACCGGCCGTGCATTCGTTCGCCACCTACGCCTCGCCCATCGACGAGGCGTCGATCTCGTCGCATCGCCAGCGCGACCGCGACCTTTACACGTCAGGGAGTTACGATCCCCGGGACACCCCCGCAGCCTTCAGGAGAGCACGAGATGGCCGGAGAAAATTCGCAGAACGCACCGCCGCCGAGCCTCCGCGATATAGCTGAAGCGGCTTACGACGATCTCGAAAGCAGCGCTGCCGAAGCCGAGGGCCCGGGCCCCGCAGAAGAAGCGGTTGCCGAGGAACCTCTTGCGGAAAGTACCCAGCCGCGCGATAAGACAGGCCGCTGGGTTCCCAAAGAAGCAGGGGAGGCCCGGCCGGGCGAAGCAATCGAACCCCTCGATCCAGCCCCGAAGAAACCAGTTCTGGAGACCCAGACCCCGCCGACTGATCCAGCGGCCGCGCAAGCGGCGAAAAGCAATCAGGCCCCGGAGCACTGGAGCGCAGAAGACAAGGCGACGTTCGCCAAGCTTCCTGCGGAGGGGCGATCCTTCCTCCTGAAGCGTCACGGCGAGATGGAAGCCGAGTTCACGCGCAAATCTCAGGCGAGTGCGGGAGCAGTCCAGTTCACGCAGGCGCTTGCGCCGGTCTTCAACGACCCGCAGATCGCGGCGTCGTTGCGGCAAGCGGGAGTTCATCCTGTTCAGGCGATCCATGAATGGGCCAGTTGGCACCGCATGGGGACTTCGCCGGACCAGCAGGATAAATTCAAGCTGCTTGTGGGCCTGACGCAGCGCATGGGGCTGGACCCAGCACGCATTTTCTCCGCCTTGAACCAGCCGCCGCCGAACCCGATGGGTCTGTCCAATGAAGACCTGAAAGATCCGGCAATCAAGTTCTTCGCCGATCACCTCGGCAAAACGACCAACGAACTCACTACCCTTCGGGGCGAGTTCCAGCGAATGCAGCACGCGGAGCAATCCGCCCGTGCTGAATGGGGTCTCAAAAGTGCAAGGTCGAGCATCGACGGCTTCGCGGACGAGAAAAGTCAGGACGGACGCCCGTTGCGCCCGCACTTCGACGCCGTGCTGCCGATCATCATCGACCTGTTCAAGGCCAATCCCCGTCGGGAGATGGCCGAGGCTTACGAGACCGCCTGCTGGGCTCACCCGGAAGTCAGGAAGCAGCTGGTGGCGGCCGAACAGTTCCGCTCCCAGTCGAAGAATGACGTCGCCAAGGCCCGGATCGCAGCGCGCGGCAACACGCGGGGGATCACCGCTCCCGTCGCGAGGCCCAACGGTGCCGACGGGCCCTCGAAGGGTGGCATACGAGATGCGATTGAGCGTTCTGCCGATGAGATCGGGTATTGATCTCATAGGAGCCAGACATGGCCGAACCGACCGTTACGCAATTAGTCGCGACCACGATCCAGAATTACCACAAGCAATTCGCCGACAACGTCTCGAACTCGAACGCCGTCACGGCTCTTTTGCGTGAAGGCAACCGCGTTCGCGTCATTGAGGGCGGACGCGCCATCGCGTGCCCGCTGACCTACGCCGAAGAGACTTTTGCATGGTACTTGGGGACGGAGCTTCTGTCCCGCGCCACCAAGGAGACGATTTCGGAGGCGCATTTCGACCCTGCAAATGCGGTCGCCAGCGTGACCCTCTCGGGCCCCGATCTGGCGAAGAACCGCTCGCGCGAACGCATTCTCAATCTTCTCGAAGGCAAGCTCGACAACGCCGAAGCCACCATGAAGAACAACATCACCAAGGCTGTCTACGGCGATGGCACGGTGGCGAAGAGTTTCGCGGGCCTCAAGGCGTTCGTCACAGTCGACGGTCTGGGCATCGTCGGTTCTATCGACGCCACCACTTGGACGTTCTGGAAAAACCAGTTCCAAGTCGTGACCCGGGCGACCGGCCTGCAATACCCGGCGCTGAAGGCGGGCATGAACGCGCTCTGGATGAAGCTGATCCGTGGCGCGGAGAAGCCCGACCTGATCGTCGCTGACGGCGAAATCTACTCCACTTATGAAAGCGGCTTGCAGGAGAACCAGCGTTATGCCGATGCAAGGCTTGGAGCCTTGGGTTTCGAGACGCTGAAATACAAAACGGCACCTTTGGTGTTCGATGGCGCAGCCACCGGCATCACCGGGGCCTACTACCTCAACACCAAATACATGAAGTTCGAGATATATTCGGGCCGGAACTTCGAGGCTCTCGACCTTCCTGACCAGAGCCCCGACATGGACGCGGTGACCCGCCACATGGCGTTCATGGGGGCGCTGACGCTGTCCAACCGCGCGATGCAGGGCAGGCTGACCGCAACGGGAACCTGACCGCAGAATGGCGGCCGTGTTCGGGGATACGGCCGCCGTTTCCCCCGCTCCCCGAATGGAGCTGAAATGTCCGATACCCCGACACTGGTTCGCTTCTATTCCGGCTGGGAGCGCGACGGCAACGGTCCCGACGGCCTGCCGCTGTACCGCGAGACCATTCGCGTCCGCATGGACCGGCCGCCGTATCTCTCGATTGAGCGCGAGGCCGAGGAAGCCGACATATCAGACCATCCCGGGCCCTACGAGTTGTACCAGAAGACCTGCGCGGGCCGTAAGGAAGTCGTCGGTTATCCGCTGGCACTGTGGCCCGCGTGCCCGCCGCATATTTTCCAGATGTGCGTCGTGCGCGACATCCACACCGTCGAGCAGCTGGCGCAGATCGTCAGCAAGAAGCGCCGCGCCGAAGCGGTCAAGACCGTCCCGCCCGACATCATCGAGATCGCCGACCGCGCCGTCCGCATGGTCGAGCTGCACGGCAAGGCGGGTCAGTACGAAGAAATTGTTAATGATCTGCAAGGCCAGATCGCGGTGCTGCGCGAACAATTCGACGAGGCGATCAAGACCCTCGCCGCACAGAAAACCCTGATTGACACGCTGCGACTGAAGGCTGCCGCCTAATGCCGAGGCTCTTGACCATCGTCGATGCCGTGTCCGATGCCTCGCTTGAGATCGGCATCGTGCAGCGCCCCGTGACCAACATCATCGGCACGGCGGATCAGGACATCGCGCAGATGGCCGCGCTGTTGCAGAACGTCGCCGACGAGCTTTTGATTGACCCTCCCTACCGGGAGCAACTTGGCGACGGCAACTGGCTGATCGACAGCGGCATGGTGGTCAGGAAGGCACGTCCGACGTCGGACAACGATGTCATCCTGTTCGACGCGAGGCTCGTCGTCGACGGGCTCAAGTACCGCTTTTTGAAAGCCAAGGGCCTCGAATACGGCGAAGAGCAGCGCGATTTCATCGCGCGGCTCAACAAGATCGCCGGGCGCAACGCGCCCGTGATCGACCTCAACAACGACCCGGGGCGTATCCAATGAGGATGATGCCTGACTCGTTCCTGTCGCTGAAGAACCGCAGGGGGACGCCGACCCGCGCGCTTCACAAGGGCAGGCCCGCCGCCATGGTCGCGCATTTCAGTCCGCCTTTGAAGGGCCTCAGCCACGCCACCGAACTCGAGACCACGGACCCGCTGCTGGCGTCGATCCTGACCAACTGGATCACCGAGGACGACCGCATCACCGTGCGTCCCGGCTACATCAAGGTCGGCGAGATCGCGGCGGGGACGCCGATCTCGACCGTCGTCCCGTTTTACGGCGATCCCGGCAAGCTGGCTTTTGCCGCCGGGGGCAAGCTCTACGATCTTGGCGGTGTGCAGCTGTCCACCGGCTACGGCAGCGACGACTGGGCGTGGACATCGTTTTCGAACCTCTCCGCCGTCGACTACACCATCATGGTCAACGGCGTTAACGGCGTGTGGTCGTGGAATGGCACGGCCTTCGCCGACGAGAGCGCTGCTATCACCGTGCCGGTCGGCGAACCGTGGATCAGCGTTGCCAAGTTCGACAAGGTGCTCTCGCACATGAACCGGATATGGTTCGCCGATAGCTTGAACCTCGCGGTGTACTATTTGCCGGTGCAGCAGAAAAACGGAGCCCTCAACCTGCTGCCGCTGAATGCCATGTTCAAGCGTGGTGGCCACATCCAAGCGGTCTACACATGGTCGATCGACGGCGGCATGGGCCTCGACGACGCGCTGGCGATCTTCTCCAGCAACGGCGAAGTTGCGATCTATTCCGGCGTCGATCCCGCGAGCGACTTCAAGCTGGTGGGCATCTTCCGCTTCGACAGCCCGATGTCGAAAAACAGCATCGTCAATTTCGGCGGCGATCTCTACGTCATGATCTCGACGGGCCTCGTGCCGATGACGACGCTGATCCGCGCCGAAACCGAGCAGCTGGGCAAGTCGGATCTCAACGTGATGAAGGAGTTCGAGAGCATCTCGAAACTCTATCGCGGCGATTTCGGCTGGCAGGTGTTGATCAACCACCACACCAACCACGCGATCTGCAACATGCCCGCAAGCGGCGGCGGCACCTACCAGCAGATGGTGCGGAGGATGCCGGGGCAGGTGTGGACGAAGTGGGTGGACATTCCGGCGCGGTGCTGGGGCTGGCTCGATAATCATACTTACTTCGGCTCCAACGATGGCAAGATCTATCGTGGCGGCACCGAATATCTCAACGACAATGGCACGCCCATCGCTGCCGACGTGCGTTTCGCGTGGTCGAACTACAAAAGCGTCCAGAAGAAGAATTTCAAGATGATGCGGCTCTACTCCATCACCGACGGCCAGCCGCGCCCCTATATGGATCTGGAAGTCGACTACAACAATCTGCCGCCGACCAACCAGCCGGAACTCACGCTCGGGCCCTCGGGCGGGTCCGACTGGAACACCGCGACGTGGGACGTGGATTTTTGGGCAGCTAGTATCGAACCTAAACAAAACTGGCAGGGCGTCACGGGCCTCGGCCGCGTCGGAGCCATCCGGGTGCGCGTCAGCGTGTCCGGCTGCAGCTTCTCGATAGCGGGCGCGGACGTGATTTACGAACTAGGGGGTCTAATGTGACGTATTCAACCCCTAGGCTTCTTTGTGCCCCTCGGTTTCCCGACCGCCCACATAACACGGGAGGGCTGATGTGAAAATCAGTTTCGGCGATCTCCCGCAAGACGGGCAGGAGCTGCTCACCAAGCATCTCCGCGTCGACTTCAGCGCGTGCGATTTCAAGGCCCCGCGCTGGTTCTCGGCGTGGGCCCGCAACGACGCCGGGCACGTCACGGGGATCTTCGCCATCGAGTTTCCATTCTGGTTCGAGGGCCGGGTGACGATCATGGTGCTCGATCCACGCTGCATGTCCCGAAGGGTGCTGCGCGCCATCTTCACGGCGGCTTTTACCAACGCACGGCGACTTACCGCCGAAGTCGAGCCGGATAATCGCCGGGCCCTGCGGCAGGTGCAGCGGATGGGCTTCCAAGTTGAAGGCGTGCGAAGATGCGGGTTGGAGGGTGTGCGGGATACTATTGCGTTCGGGATGTTGAAGCATGAATGTCGCTATCTACCCGGGTACGTATCGCCAAGTTCTGCGACGTTGGATATTCGTGATCGTGTCTTTGTGGACACCATAGTCAGCCGCGATCTCTCTTCTGTTTCTCGGATCGACACGGATCATCCTGACTTGTTCAGCGGTCAAAGTGGTCTGGGAGTGGGTTTCGCCGACGTTCCGGCCTTCGGCCAGATTGGCTATGCGGGTCCGCCAGCGGACATGGTTGCGGTTGACGCAGTGCCGCATCCCGCAGGAATGCGCAGCATCCATTCGCCCCGGGGGCATTCCGTGCGCGGCTATGCAGACGATGCGATGGACTTCTCGGCAGGTACCGCCGTACCGCATTTGCGCGTAGCCCCGGTGGTTGACGGAAAACGGCCAGAGCAAGCACTCGTCTCCGGTATAGGCGACAGCGTAAGCAAGAAAACTTTTCGGGGTCATTCTTCATCCTTGGCTAAGGTGTAAAGCTATGGTATCACAGCCCTCGGCACCTAATCCCTACGCAACGGCGGCCGCGCAGACCCAACAAAGCCAAGCCGCAAGCCAATATAACACAGCGTCGGGTAATGCAAATGAGGTCAATCCCTACGGCACGGTGAGCTATCAGGCCATCGAGCAGGTGCCGATCTACTCTAACGGCATGATCAGCGGTTACGCGCCGCGCTACCAGCGCACGACGACGCTCTCGCCGGACCAGCAGAAGCTCATGGGGCTCGAAACCCAGAGCAAGTACAACATGGGCACGGTGGGGGTCGAGCAATCGGCGAAGCTGCGCGAGCATCTCGGTCAGGGCTTCGACAGCAGTCAATGGCAGCCATGGCAGACCAACCTTCAGACCCAACCGCTGCGGCAGGATGCGGGCGCGACGGATCGCGGGGCTATCGAGAAGTCGATGATGGAGAGCTACAACCGCAGCGCCGCGCCGACCGAGCAGGCGCAGGAGGCCCAGTTGGCGGCGCGCGGATTGTCGCCGGGCTCGCAGGGCTACGGCAACTACCAGATGCAGCGGGACGACAACCGGGCGGAGGCGGCGCGCAAGGCATTCCTCACCTCGGGCGACGAGGCCCGCCGCGCGCAGGCTGCCTATAACGACGTCTCGACGCAGCGCTACAACATGGATCAGGGGCTGGCGAGTTATTACAACAATCTGCGCGGCGGCCAGATGCAGGAAGCCTTCGCGATGCGCAATCAGCCGATCAACGAAGTAACTGCGCTGATGTCGGGCTCGCAGGCGACCATTCCGCAATTCCAGCCGTTCCAAGGCTCGCCGGTTCAAGGCTCGAACATCGCCCAGTACATCAACGACAACTACAAGGCCGAAAGCGCGGCGGCGGCGCAGACCAATGCGGGCATCTTCGGTCTGGCTGGCGGCCTGACCAAGATGCTGCCGTTCTGACAGGAGACTGGCCATGGGTTCGAGCGGTGGCGGAGACGGGGGCCTAGGTGCCATGCTGATGATGCAGGCGGCTGCGGCCAACCCGATGTCGGGCCTTCCCGTCGCGGGCAAGGACAGCACGATTGGCGACCCCTACAAATACGGGCAATTCCAGAACTTCCTGCCGGAGCCCTTGACCGAAGGACCGAACCCGATGGCGACGGGCCTGCGGCCCGATATGTTCCAGTACAGAAAACCCGGTAGTGGTGCCGGTGCCGATCCGGAAATCCAGCAGCTTCGCGACCAGTTGGCGCAGGTGCAGGCTGGCGGGGCGGGCGCGGCGGGTGGTACCGGTTATACGCCGAAATATCTTCCGGGCGGCGGGCTCGATCCGAACGATCCCGGCAACATCGCGCAATTCTACCGGCTGACGAGTGGCGTCGGTGCAACTGGTGCGCAGCAGCCTCATCCGTTCGCCAACCAGTTACCGACCGATGTCGGCGGCGGAGGCTGATTAAATGGCCCGTTCACCGCTGTTTGACGGGGTAGACCCGCAGCTCGTGAACACCCTTCAGCGGGTGGGGAGCAGCTACGGGCCCTATCAGGTGAACATCAAGACCAAGAACGGTCCCGGCGGCAAAAAAGGCGTGGAGGTGGAGCTTGTCGACCGCACCACCGGCCAGACCGTCAAGGACCCGGCGGCGTACAAGCAGTTCACGGCGTTGGTGGAGCGCGCCGACCCGCAGGCTGCCGCCCAAGTGCAGGGTGGTGGCGATCAAAAGCAATCGGGCCCCCGGGCCTTCGTCGTGCATCATACCGGCGGCGGCAGTTCGGCGCAGAACATTGTCGAGGACTGGCGCAAAAACCGCCCCGGCATCGGCACGCAGTACATCATGGACCGCGACGGTGTCGTTCACGACGTCCAGAAAGAGTTCAGCTACGGCGGCCGGGGGCACGTGCATCCCAAATTCACGCCGAAGGAGTTTTTGGACAAGGGCCTCGTCAACGCCAACATGCTCGGCATGGAAATCATGGCGAAGAACGACAGGGACGTAACCCCCGCACAGGCGCAGTCTTTTGCAAAATTCATGCAGCAGAACTATCCGACCATGCCGATCTACGGTCACGGCGAACTCAACCCGGGGCATCGTGAAGCCAGCGAGGGTCAGACCGCCAAGGCTGCGGCCATGGCGCTGCGATCCGGGAACGTAGCCCCCGAGACGCTGCCCGCAGATACCGGAGTTGCCACGAGCAGCGTGGTACGGCCGCCGGGCCCCGATCAGGTGCCGGGCAGCACTACGACCGCTCCGAGCCCCGTGGCTGTGACACAAACGCCCGACGTCATCGACGCCTCCGGGTCGCCAACTACCTTGGAGGACTCCGTGGCGAAGGCCGAGGACAAGGCGAAAAAAGAGACCTTCGGGGAAGCCTTCGGCGGCGCGCTGGAAAAGTTGTCTACTGGCTCTGCCCAAGGCCCGATAGCCAGAAACGCGGCCCGGGTCTCGGGCCCTACGACCATTGCCCCGGCCAGTCTGCCGATCCCGACGGGCCCGACGCCGCTGGTAGATCCCCGGGTGGTCGAGGCCCAGCGCCAGCAATTGGCGATGGCGCTGCAACGGCTCAATAAAGGAAGGTTGGCCTGAGATGGCGATCTTTGCCTCCACCACGACCTCGGGCTACAGCGATCCGCTCCGGGCCCTGACCATCAAGGCACTGGAGAAGCGTCAGGCTGATTTGCTGGCGCAGCAAGCCCAGCAGCAGATGCCCGAAACCATCGCGACCCCCATTCAGGGCTTCGGCTACCTCGCCAACCAGATCGGCGACCAGATGCGCTCCGGAAGGGCTGACGCAGCTCTCGCAGCGAAGCGCGATGAGCTGGCCCGGGTACAGGCAGGCATCGGCCCAGAGGGCCCGAACCCGCAGCAGCTGGCGCAAGTCGGCGCGGCAGATCCCGGCCTTCGCGATCTGTATCTTAAGCAGATCGCCGATGCCCGGGCAGCGGCGGCGGCTCACGCGCAAGAAACGAGCATGCAAACTGGTCGGCAGAAATTCGAGGGCGAGCAGAAGGGACTGGATCGCGGCGAGACGCAGGCAACCCGCAAGCAGTCGGCAGAGCAGTTCACCGCGACGCAGGACCTGACCAAATCGGAAAGCGCCCTCACCCGCCAGAGCGCGCGGGACCTCGCGACCCAGTCGCAGCGCGCCAACGCCGACCTCGCGCAGGCGGAACGCGACACCAAGGTCGCGGAGAATGCGCTGGACCGGGCCTCCAAGTCCGGCGATCAGCAAGCCATGATCGCGGCGCAATCCAATCTCGAAGAAGCCAAGGCCAAGCACGGGCTGGCCCGCGACGCCGCCAACAATCTCGCCACGGCATCGGAAGGCGAAAAGACCCGGACGGCTACGGCTGCATTGCCTGCGAGCCCGGAGGGCAAGATCAAGGCCGACGAAGCCAAGGGCTTCCTTACGCCGGAAGAAAGAGTTACGGCGCTGAAACCCGAGATCAAACCTGCGGTCATCACGGGCGCGACCGCAGCCAAGGAGACCTATACCCAGCACAAGCTGTCGCTTGAAAAGCTCGATCAGGCAAAAGAGCTTCTGGATAAAGGCATCTATACCGGGCGTATGCAGGACGTGAAGACGATTGGCTCGCAGATTACACCGTTCGGTGACAAGGAAAAAGCAGATCGCACTTCCACCTACAACAGCCTCGTCGACGAAAAAGCCATTGATACGATGTCGAAGACGCTGAAGGGCCAATCCACCGACTTCGAGATGAAGGAATTCAAGAAGATCTTCAACAACCCGAATTCTTCGGATGCAGACCGCTACAGGGCAATGGACCGCCTGATCCGCGCGGCGAGATCCGACCTGACCACGCATGCCGAGGCCGTCAAGGCGTATGGCGGCGACACCAAGCGCATTGACGAAGAGCTGGCCAGTATCAAGGGCGGAGGCGGGCCCAAGGCTGCCGCGCCCACGATGACACCGGACGAGGTCAACACCTCGCTGGACAACGCCCGTGCGGCCATCTCGGCAGGCAAGGACCCGCAATTCATCAAGGAGCAGCTGCGAAAGAACGGCATAGATCCGAAGGGACTGTAAAAGTGGCGGTGCTGAAATTCGACGACGCGCCTGAAGCTGGCCGGGCCCCCGCCGGGCCTCCGAGCGTGCCGATCAGCCGGGACAACCTCGACCGCAGCCAGCTCCGTGCGGAGCCCCCGAGCGTGCCGATCAGCCAGCCCAACCTCGATCTCAAAGCCAAAGGCTTGCGCTTCGAGGACGCGCCGGAGGCTTCCGAGGCCCAGAAGAGCGTCGCGCGCATCCGCGACATCGCGGGCAAGATGCAGGCCGGGTCCCCGTACACGCCGGGCCCCATCGACTACATCGCCGACGCCGCGACGCTGAGCACAGCCAGACCTATTTCAGCCCTCGCGGGTGCGGGCTCGGCCAAGCTGCTGGGTTCGTACCCGGATGCGAGCTTCGAGGAGATCTACAAGGCAGGTATCCAGTACATGAACCAGCGAGCAGCGGAGGCGGAACGGAATACGGGCCCCCTCGCGCCCGTCGTCGGGGGCCTCGCGCAACTTCCTGCTACTATGGCCATGCCCGGGGTCAGAGGCGCTACTGCCCCCGCCAGCACGCTCAAGGTGGCGGGGCAGGCGGCCATTCCGGGCTTCATCGAAGGCGCGTCGCAGCACGCTGAAAGCCTTCCCGAAGCCGCGAAGGGCGGGACCGTCAACGCCGCCCTGAGTGCGGGAACGTCGGCGGTACTCAACAAGGGCATGGAAGTAGCACTTCCCGCAGCACGACGTGGGGCGGCCGCCGAGGCGCAGGCGGCGCGGGGCGTAACCCCTGAGGAGACCAAAATCAACGCTAAGACCCTTTATGCCCAACTGGATGACGCGGGTATCGCCTATAGCCCTCAACAGACGGCAGGACTTTACACGGCGCTGCACGACATGCGGAACCGTGGGCAATACAGCGAAGCCGCAAACCCGACGCTGCGAGACCATTTCAACAGTCTCATGTCGTTGACACGGCAGGGGGCGAGCTTCAACCAGCTTCACGATCTGCGCTCGGTAATCGCCGAACAGGCCCGGGGCCCGGACCCCTCCACCCGCCGGGCCGCCGGGCAGATGCTCGGCGAGATCGACCGGCTCACGACCCGGACGGTTCCGGCGATCAACCCCAACAACGTAGATATCAACCAGATCTACCCGGAAGCCTCAAGGCTCTGGCGGGCCGCGAGCCTCGCCGACGACGCCGGATGGATCGCCGACAAGACCGCACGCAAGCAGGCATGGAAAAGTGGCGTCAATCCGGATGAAACCACGCGCGGCAATTTCGCGGCCTTGGAGCAGCGCATTAGCAAGCCCGGAGCTTATGACCCCTACACCGACAGGCAGCGGGAACTTCTGGGTCGCATCGTCCAAGGTGACAAACCGCAGAACTTGATGAGCGGTGTTGGCGGCTTCCTGAACCGGCAAGCCAATACGCTCGGTATCGGAGCCGGTGGCGCGGCTTCGACACTCGGGTTGCTGAAGGGCTTCGAGACCGCCCCAAGCGTTGCCGCAGCTCTTATCGGCTTGCCGGTGAAGGGTGCTGCGCATCTGGCGGGAGGCGCGCTCGAACAAGGGGCCGCGACGCGCGGACAAGGCCACGTCAACGCGCTGTTGCGCGACATCACGGGATCGCCGAAGCCTGCCCCCGGAGGAGCCATCACCCGGGGCGACCTCGCCAAAATTCTCTTCGCTCAGGACCTTGAGCGCCTCGCGCCGCGCGTAGGCTCGCAAGTCATTGGAACGCAACCAGACAGACAGGAGTAAAACTCATGGCCAAGACCACCGCAGACGTTCCCCCGCAGGTCGCCAACGAGCATTCCAAGGCGACGCGGGGCCAAGCCGTCTCCGAAGCCACCGGGGCCGGGTACACCACGACGAAGAAAATGCAGAAGGCCCAGCAGGGCGGCAAAAGCAACAGCCAGTTCGGCCTGCCGAGATCGCCGGGCAAGGGTATGCCGATGGGCCCGGGCAAGGGCCCCGGCGTCGTGCTGCGGGTGCATATCTCGCCCGGCGGCGACAAAGACGGAATGTGAGGAAATGACCCCATGGACAGGGTATTCGCTATCGAGGGTGACTGGGCCTTGGCGTCTGACGGCATGCAGTGGATGCTGATGCGTCGCCACCGGAGGCCCGCGCAGACCCATACGTGGGACCCGCTTTCATTCGTCCGTTCTACCCGGGAGGTTCTTGCCAGATGCATGCGGGAGAAGGGCGTGGAGGCTGGTACGGCGATTATTTTGCTGTCCGGGCTTCCAGAGACCTTTGATGAGTGGAAACGCGCCCTGCCGCCAGCGGAAGCCCCGGAGAAGTAGATGCCGTCAAAATCGCCAGCGCAGGAAAAGATGATGCGAGCGGTCGCGCACTCCCCCGAATTCGCCGCCAAGGTCGGCATTCCGCAATCCGTCGGGCGCGATTTCCACAAGGCCGATCAGGCCAAGAAAAAGCCGGGTCAGTTTACGCTGCCGAAGTCGAAGAAAAAGAGGTAGGGTCCATGCCCTTTAACGGTTCAGGCGTTTTCCAGCGGGTTAGAAACTGGGTTGCCGATGCCACCGCTGGCATCAAGATCCGGGCGGACTACCACGACGCCGAGGACGACGGTTTCGCGGCGGGGCTCTCCAACTGCATCACCCGGGACGGCCAGACCACCATCAACCAGAACATCCCGTTCAACTCGAAGCGGGTCACGGGCCTCGCCGATCCGCTCAACCCGCAGGACGCGGCGACCAAGGCGTATGCCGATACCAAGCTCACTTCTGGCGGCGGCGCGATGTCGGGCGACCTCGCGATCAGCAAGGGTTCGCCTTCGCTGACACTCAACAGCACGGATGCCGGGGGTTCAAATATTTTAGGCCAGAAGTCCGGCAAAAGTCGCTGGTGGCTGCGGATTGGCAACAATACGGCGGAGACCGGAGCCAACGCCGGTTCGGATTTCGATCTCTACCGCTACGCCGATGACGGTGTGCAGCTGCTCGGACAATCCCTGATGATCAATCGCGCCAGCGGCGCTTGGACGATTACTGGTGCATTAGCAGTCAGTGGCGCGGCGACGATCAACGGCACTGTGACGATTAACGGCGACATCCATGCAAGTCGTGCTGCCAGCGAAGGCGTGGTCTATCTGGGCAGCGACGGCACGCATTATCTCTATTGGAACGGCAGCGCCTACACTTTCCCGAACGGCAAGCTGACGCTGGGCGCGCAGGGTACTGTCGGCAACGACGCGGTGACGTGGGACCAGCTCAACACCAAGCAGGCCAATCTCGGCTTCACGCCGATCCAGCAGGGCGGCGGAGCCTCTCAGGCGACCAACAAGGTCTATATCGGCTGGAGCGGCGCTGCTTTACGCGCGCAGGTCGACAATAGCGATCTCGGCGCGTTCGTATTCGCGGGTGGTCAAACCGACGTATCCAACGCGCGGCTGGCTTACGCCGGGGACCCGGCCATCGTGAGCGCCCCGCAACTCGCCATGTACGAGCCCTATCCCGGCGCGGTGGTCACCGGCTGGCAGTGGCAGTCGGTCAGCACGCCAGTGGTTACGTATTTAAGGTTTCGCTACCTGCAAATGTACACTTCCAGCTGGTTCACCGTGGGGTACGTATGATGGATATCAGGGACCACGGTGCATGGACGCGTTACACGCCTGCCCAGCGGCCGAAGGACGCGCCTGCGAATACGCTGTTCGCGCGCCGTGCCAGCGACGGCGTCGACTGGTACGATTACGTCAATGCCGGAGAGCACTTCGCCAAGGACAGCATCAAGCTGACCGTCGTCGATGGCGTCGTGGGGGCAGCCACCACCGACCCGACGGCGCTGTTTCCCGGCCGCGCGACCGTGCTGGAAATCCGGGGCGTATCGGAGCCAGATCCGCAAGCCGCCTTCGGCCGCAAGGTCTACGACGCCGCCAGCAAGGCTTTCCGCGATCCGCCGCCGCAGGATTTTCCGAACCCGATTGCCGATCTCCTGAAGCGGATCGAAGCCCTCGAAGGCAAGGGATCATGAGATGCACCAAGCCACAATCCACATCGACCCGGTAGGCGCGTCTCCCATCGGTTTTTCACAGGCGGCGGGCCTGCCGGGCGATATCCGGTTCAATTTCAAGACGCAGGGCAACCTCGCCTATCCCAATGTCGCCAGCCTGTACCCGCAGCTGGTGCTGCGACCCTACACCCAGCCAAACCTCTTCGCCTACGACATCGTGGTCGACGACCCGACCGGGGCCTCGGGCCTCGCCACGATCTCCGGCGGCATCATCAACGACAGGCATTCCATCGAGGTCTACACACGGAACTCGCTCGGCCAGCCGCAGCGCATGATCGCCTGCGGCCGGGTCGACCTGACGGGTTACGGCTACTCGGGAACCGGGCCGCTCGACGCCGCCACCTACGCACAGGGCCCGGAAGGCCCTGTAGGGGCTCAGGGGCCGCGTGGCGTGCCGGGGGCCACCGGAGACCCGGGAATACGCGGATCGCGCTGGTACACGGGCGCAGGGCTTCCTGCGGCCATCCCGGACGACCGGGTGGCGGGCGACATGTATCTGGACGAGACCACGGGCAACGTCTGGCGCTGGGACGGCACGACTTCGACATGGCTGCGCTTCACGGGGACATGACCGGATGTGGAACCAAGAAACCAACATCAGGGGACCGACGGGGCCGCAGGGAGCGACAGGGGCTGCCAGCACTATCCCCGGGCCTCAGGGCCCGCAGGGCATTCAGGGCCCACAGGGCCCGCAAGGTATTCAGGGCCCAGGATCTGGTGACGTCCTCGGACCTGCATCGGCCGTCAACAACGACATCGCCGTCTTCGATCTCACAACAGGAAAGCTGATAAAAGACAGCGGCGTGCCGATTGCGAGCCTCCAACCGCTCGACGGCGATCTGACATCACTGGCGGCGGCGGCGGCGATCAGCGCGATGTACTATCGCAGTGCTGCCGACACATGGGCGACGGTGACCATCGGCAGCGGCATCACCTTCACGGCTGGCACGCTGGCGGCCAGCGGCGGCGGCGGCAATGTTTCCAACAGCGGAACGCCGACCAGCGGTCAACTCGCGTCGTGGATCAACGCCAACCAGATACAGGGCATCACTGTCGCGAGTCTGGGGCTTGCGCCGCTGGCCTCCCCGACCTTCACGGGCACGCCAGCCGCTCCGACCGCAAGCGTCGGCACCAACACGACGCAGCTCGCGACCACGGCCTATGTGCTGGCGAATGCCGCCACGGTTGCGCCGCTGATGAACGGTGTGGCAGCCGTCGGGACTGCGACGAAATCGGCCCGCGAGGATCACGTTCATCCGGTCGATACCTCGCGCGCGCCGCTGGCTTCACCGGGGCTGACTGGCGTGCCGACCGCGCCGACAGCTACCGCGAACACCAACACCACGCAGATCGCGACCACGGCTTATGCCGATGCCGCAGACGCGCTGAAAGCGCCGCTGGCATCTCCGACTTTCACGGGTGACCCGAAGGCCCCAACACCGACGGCGGGGGACAACGACACTTCGATTGCGACCACGGCCTTCGTGACCACGGCGGCAGCAGGCCGCACGACGCCAGCCTATGTCGATGCGGCGGACGCGCTGCGGGTGCTGAAGGCGGGCGACACCATGACCGGAGCCCTGACGCTTGCGCCAGTTTCCGGCAATGTCAGTTTTACTTTGAATAAATCAGCATCCGGTGTCGGCAATAATTTTTACGGCAACACCAACAGCCTTTCGCGCTGGGTCGTGCAGCTCGGCAATGAAGTCCCCGAAAGTAGCGGCAATGCCGGAAGCGATTTCACTGTTTTGCGCTACAACGACGCCGGGGTTTTCGTTGACACCGCACTGACGATTACCCGAGCAACGGGTAACGCGACCGTTGCGGCGGCCCTTACCGTGGGAGGAGCTATCTCGGGAAGCGCCATTTCAACGGGAGGCCCCATCTCGGGAGCCGCCATCTCTGGGACTACCGGCAACTTCAGCGGTGCTATCACTGCGACCGGCGGGTTTTCCGGGGGCGATCATCGCGCTTATCGCAATGCCACCGATGGGGTGGTTTATTTCGGCAGCGGCGGCAGCACGACTTACCTCTACTACACCGCGGGACAGTTTCAGTTTAATGGCGGACCGATCTATGCGGTTACCGGCAACTCCAGCTTTGGCGCACTCAGTACGACGGGTGCGATCACTGTAGGCGGCGTCGCCACCTTCAATTCTGGCGGCAACATCCTGAAGTTTTCCGCGCCCGGCGCGGGCTTTTGGTACGACAGCTACAACACGGCCAATCGCTTCTTCGTCGGGACGGACGGCGCCACGGATATGCTCCGGTTCTACTCGGCTGGCAGTGCCGTTTCCAACATCCTGCAGCTCAACGCCACATCGCCGTATGCAATCACACTCAGCACCAATGGCAGTGTTCAGCTCGCTGGCGGGTACGTCAGCAGAACGGGATTGGCGGGTGTTTACAGTACCTTCGTGCACAATTTCAACTGGACCGGTTCACTGTTCGCCTACGTCGACAACACCAACGTCGGTCAAATTACCCTGACGTCGGACTACCGCATCAAGAAGGACGTCGTCGCTCTTCCCGCGATGTGGGGCACGGTCAAAAACCTGCGTCCGATCAGCTATACCCAGCAGGACTACACGCCGCCGTCCGAACTTGCAGCCGCGCAGGCAAGTGGCGCGCCATTCATTCGTGGCGACAACATCGAACGCTGGGGCTTTCTGGCGCACGAGCTGCAGGAGAGTATGGTTCCAAGTGCCGCATCGTGTCTGAAGGATGACCCCAATGCGTTGCAGAGCCCGAACCCGTGGACCATCATCGCGGCGCTGACCCGGGCCTTACAGGAAGCCATGACGCGCATCGAGGCGCTGGAGGCCCGGCCATGAACGCACTGGTCCTCGCCGTGCTGCAGCTGGTGGTGGTCCACACTATCGACGGCCGCGAAGTCAGCATCAACCCGAAGCAGGTCACCAGTCTGCACGGCGCAGTGGATGGCAAGGGAAACAAGCTACTGACCGGCGATGTGAGTTGTGTGGTAGGTCTAACCGACGGCAAATTCATTTCCGTCGCCGAGAATTGCGACGCGGTGCGTAAACTGCTGGAGGACGCCAAATGAGCGACATTCCCGTTTGCATCGACATCTCACACTGGCAGGATTATCCCGACTTCGAGGAAGTTGCCGCCAGCGGCGTCAAGGGCATGATCCACAAGGCCACGGAAGGGACGAGTTATGTCGACCCCAACCGCAAGACCAATTGCAGCAACGCCATCGCGGCGGGGCTGGCGATCTCGACCTACTTCTGGATCAAGCCCGGCGACGGCAGGGCTCAGGCGGAATTCTATCTGGCCACCATCGACCCCGTCGACGGTGAGCGCGTGGTGATCGACTACGAGGAAGAGGGCTGTAGCCTGACGACATTGCACGACGCGGTGCAGGCGCTGCTCGACTTCAAGCACGGCCTCCGGATCACGGTGTATTCGGGCCATCTGCTCAAGGAGCAACTCGGCAGTGACTGCGATGACTTCCTCGCCAAAAATACCGACCTGTGGCTGGCGCAGTACACCACGGGCGACGTGTCTTGGCCGGAAAACACCTATCCGCAATGGATGCTGCACCAGTACAGCGAGACCGGCGAGATCCCCGGGATCGACGACACCTATGTGGACCTGAATAATTTCAGCGGCACCGACGATGAATTCCTGAAGTGGATCACGCCGCCGAACGAGAAGCCCGCAAAGGCTCCGGTCGTAAGGCCGTCACGGCCGCCGAAGCGTCAGCCGCGTACCCGGCGCTTGCTGCGGCGGGGCCCGGACATCTCGTCGAGGAGAGAGTCATGAGTGGAGCCATCGGAGCCCTGATCGGCATCATTTTCGTCTTGATTATTTTGGGTGTGGTGTGGTGGGCGATCCAGCGGCTGCTGCCCCTGATCCCGCTCGGAGAGCCGTTTCGGACGATCATCTATGTATTGATGACGGTGGTCATGGTGCTGGTGGTGCTGTGGATCATTCTGGTACTGCTGGGCGTGGCGGGTGTCCACGTTCCCGGGCCCTTTCGGATCTGAGCCGAAGGCCCTGCCGCCACCGGAGCCTTTCACGCCGCGACTATGCAGGGGATGCTGACGAAGGAGACAAACCATGGTGGACTTCAACGGTAGCGGCGGCCTCGCAGGGTTCAATCCGTTCGGCGGCGGTCTCGGCAGCAACCTGAGCGCCGGACAGGTCAACGCCTCGATGGGTTTGACGCCGGGCGGTGCCGACCAATCCACACTTAACAACATCTTTGGTAATTTTGGCCAGCAGACGGATTACTATTCGGGCCTCGGGGCCGCCTATGGCCGGGCCACCGGGGGCTTCGGAGGCACGTCCCAACCCACGTATAACCCTTACGACCCGGCGACCTACACGCCGTCCAGCGGCGGCGGCTATTTCGGCGGCGGCATCGGCAGCGACGCGGCGCGCGCGCCGGACCAGCCCGGCAACATTCCGTACAATCCGAGCTACCTCCCCGGGGGCGGCCTCAACCCGAACGATCCCGGCAACATCTCGGAGTATTACCGGCTGATGGGCGGCGGCGGCGGCATCGGCAGCGACGCGGCGCGCGCGCCCAACCAGCCCGGCAACAATCCGTATGCCCAGCGGCCGGTGGACTGGGATAAGTATTTCACCGATATGACCGGCAGCAACAGCGGTCAGGGCGGCATCGGCAGCGACATAGCCCGCTCGCCCAACCAGCTCGGTCTTACGCCGCAGCAGTTCTATGTGGGTGGCTACGATCCCTACAACACCGGCAGTTATGCACAATCCGCCCAGCAAAACGTAGGCGGGCAAGGCTACACCCCGGCCTACCTTCCCGGAGGCGGCCTCAACCCGAACGATCCCGGTAACATTGCGGAGTACAACAGGATCATGGGCGGCGGCATCGGCAGCGACGCGGCCCGCGCCCCCAGCCAGAACTTCACGCCCGGCGGTCAGGGCGGCATCGGCAGCGATGCTCTCAGGGATCAGTTCGCGTGGCAGCTCGCCCAGTCGAGCCCCTACGCCGAGAACGCGAAGGCCCCGTCGATGCCCGATATGCGATTGCTGGGCTACGATCCGAACCGGCCCCTGTACGGCGGCAGCAGCAACGCCCCGCCCTATCAAGGCAACCCCTTCTACATGCCGCCCCCGATGGCCGGACAGCAGCCGGTACCGGAAGGCGGCGGATTTGGCGCTCCGGGCTTTGGGCCCTATGGCGCTTCCATGTATTCGGGACAGCCCGGCTACGGCCTCGACATCGGTACCATAGGCAGCCCGGTCACGAGCCCGTTTTATAATCCCGCCGACAGCGGTAACGCCTTCCGGTGATACTGGACCCGGAGCCCCCGGATCGTGCTATACTGCCAGCGGGTAAGCGGTTAGAAATACTGAAAGCCCCGCCAGATCGCTCTGGCGGGGCTCTTTTTTCGTCTACCAAGGAAGGCCGTAACAGACGACCAGCCAAAAGGCGCAGAGCAGGAAAGCGCACACCACTATCCACGCCACCTGCCAAAGCTCACCGGCTTCGTCGGTGCTCACGAGTGAGCTTCCTTGACGGCGGCCTGCGGGTCAGGTCTTTCCACCTTGAGCTTGACGACCGGGGCCCCTAGCGGCGGCAGCGGCGCGATCCCGGCGAAGCAGGCCGCAAACGCCAGATAGCTCATGCCGTCGACGTAGTTGTCGAGCTTGTCCGGGGCGCTCCTGCTCCGGATCAGCTTGACGCAGTGCTGGATCAGGACGACGTCGCGCGCCGTAATGACCTTGCCCAGCACCACCGACGCCACGGCCGCCACTTCACGGAAGTTGCCGACGAGGTCGTTGGCGTTGTCGTACTCGGCTCCCCTCGCGTTGATGGTTTCGAACGCGAGGGTGAGGAGATCGCCCGGATGGGGCCTTTCGGGAATGCTCGACATCAGAAGGGCATATCCTCTTTCTCGGCGACCTCGCCATCGTCGAACGCCGACGAGGCGGCCGGGCGGCCGTCGAGGCGCTGGCGGCCCTCGCTCTGGATGATCTGGAGGTGGTTCAGGCCGAAGCTGACGCCCTTGCGGCCCGTGTGGGACCACGCGAACGGCACGACGTTGGCGCGGACCAGCTGCCCGGACCAGACTTCCTCGGGCAAGAGGATATCCTGCCGGTTGGTGTCGACGACCCCGGGCTTGTTCTTCGACCATGGCGAGATGAAGGTGTGCCCGGCATGGTAGCCGTCATAAGCCTTCGCGCCCGCGTCGCGGAACGGCATCTGGATCTGCTTGAGGTTGGTGTTGTCGCCCCATTCCTTGCGGGCGGCTTGGATGCAGGCGTCCTGAAGCGCCTTGTATTGCGGCGACTTCTGCTGCGTCGGGTCGAACAGCAGCGAGCAGGAATAGACGGGATCGCCGCCTTCGGCGCGGGGACGGGGAGAGAAGATATTCGCAAACGACAGCGTCGCGTAGGGAGTGTTGATGGCGGTCATGATCTGGTTCCTCTTTCTGATCTGGTAACAGGAGTATCTTACGTTGAAATCAACTCCCTTGTCAACTGCTGATTTCACCCAGCATTTTCAGCCCTAGTTGCCGTTCAAGGATCTCGCGCTCCCGGTGCGTTGCGGCTAAATCCGGATGGACGCGCTGCTGATGCTGTTGCGGCGTTTCCTCGAATACCGACGGGGGCTCGTCGTTGAGCAGGGCGCGCATGGCGCACTGGATACACACGGTGGGCATCCGGTTTGTCCTTTCAAAAAAGTTCGTCGTCGAACGCCGACGTGGCGTGGCCCTGATGCTTGCGGGCGAAGGCCACGCACTCGGTTTTCCGCACGCACCAGCGGCAATGCGGGCCCGCATTCTCGGTCTGGTCGCCCTCGACGATCCGCGTCAGAGCGGGGTTCACCGTCAGCGCCTGCCAGTTCCACAAAGCCCCCAGCGTCGTCCTGACCGAACGCAGGGCCTCGCCGCCGACGCGGGGCTGGCAGATGGTCAGCGTCACCTCGGCGAAGGCCCGGTTCTCCCTGACATACCCCGCCAGCGCCAGCGCGTAGAGCTTGAGTTGCGGGGTATCGGGGTCGACGATGTGGCCCTTGCCGAACTTGAGATCGGCGACGTACAGGTCTCCGGTAGCCCGGTCGTGGACGCCGCAGTCGAGCGTGCCCCAGACTTCGTTGTCGGTATCGGGGACGCAAAGGCGCTGTTCGAGGTAGACGGATCTTTTCCGCAGGCGCATGAGGCCCTGAACATAGGTAACGTAGGGGTTCAGGGCCCGGCACATGCCGGGCGAGACGACGTACTCGTCGCCCTCGACGGTGACTTTGTCCGGCAGGAAGATATCCCCGTTCAGGGTCATCTCGGCAACCTTGTGCGCCGCCGTGCCCTCGCGGGCGTATTTCGACGACGGGCGCGTCATGCCCTTCGTCTTGGTGACGCTCGCGGCGCACGCCAGCCACATCGCGGCCGAGGATGGCGAACATGCCGCGTGCGCGCTCATGCCGTCCCTTTCAGCTCCGGCTGGCCTTCGAACCGCGCCAGCACCTCCTTCAGCATCACCACGATATCCGCGCGCTGACCGTTGGAGATGTAGTTGACGCGGCCCGCCATGTCGTTGAACTCGGTCACCAGCAGCACGAACGCGACCGTCTTGGGCTGTTCGATGTCGTTGAAATGCTCGTCCAGCACGTGCGCCAGCGTGTTCATTTCCCGCCTGTAGCGGTCACTGATCGGTTCGCGCATGCCGCCCTCCATGGAGGATATCGGTGGCTTCGAGGATAGCCAGCATCTCCCGCCACTTCTCGGTTTCGATGGTGTCCTGCTTGGCTTCCTCCATACTTATCAGGCCGCCGCGTATTTCCTGCAACAGCATGGCGTCGGCGACGGCGAGGTATTCACGGATTACGGTCTTGAGATCGGGCATGGGTCAGCGGTCTTTCCTGTTCTTGAGGGCACTGGGGGCGGGAGTAATGGGGATGGTCCGGACGACGCCTTGCGGCGGCGAGAGCAGCGACGAGGGCAGTGACGGCCCCGCTAGGTTGGAGACGTCGATAGAGCTTCCCCAGCGGACCATCGAAGAGCCGTTGAGGATGTAACCGAGCTTGAGCGCCTCGATCTTTTCCGTTTCGGTCGGGATGCGGGGCATGACGTAGTCCTGCGCCCGCGCACCCGGGATCAAGACCGTCAACAGCGGGACAACGACAATCCACCTCATGTCAGGGCCCCGTTGTCGATGGCTTCGCGGATCGGCAGAAAAGCGTCGGGAGGAAGCTCGCGGAACGACTTCGCGCCGTTGCCGAAGCGGGAGAGAAGCTCGAACACCTCCTTCTGGAAGCCGTTGGCGTACGCCGCCTGCAGCTCCTCGATGGTCTTCTGCCGGATCTGGACGATCTTGGCCGGGTCGGTCTCTTCGGGCACTTTCGGGTTGGGCGTAGGAGGCGGCGGGGCCGCCCCGGCTGCCTTGGCGGCAGCCTTCGCCTTCTTGGCAGCCTGCATCTTGGTAATTCGCGGGTCCATCGGTTTACTGATATCCACAGGTTTATCCACAGGCTTATCCACCGGGTGTTTCACAGCGCGCGCGGCTTCAGGGCCCGGGCCCTGAGGCTCGTCGAACAGCTCGCCGAGCGTGGTCTTCGGCACATCGACAGGTGCCGGAGAAATTCCCCCTCCACGCGTCGACGCGTGGAGCACGCTTCGCATCTGGTCGAGGATGTCGTGAATGGTTATGCCTTCAAGCGTGATCTTCACTGCTGTTCTCCTGTTGTTGTAGTTTCGATTTCGCGGGGCATGCCGATCCGCGAGCGGGCGAGGTCGACGATGATCTTGGTGCGGGAAGGCATGACCCACGTCCCGGGAGTGTAGATTTTCTTGTACTCGAACACGTCGATCAGATTACAGCTGTCGCGATCAAAGCGAACGAAGTACGCCTTGTTCGGGCCATCCGTGACCTTGATGGTGACCACGGGTTTTTCGGTGTCGCTGGTGTCGCTCATGACTTGGCTCCTTGGGTATCGAACAACTGGGTGAACTCGCGGGCTTTTCTCACCAGAAGCCCGTTGATCAGATCGTCGATGGTCCCTGCCGCCGAGAGCATGCGGGCAACAACCCCGTCTTTCTGGCCGATGCGGTGGACGCGGCAGGCGGCCTGCGCGTTGTCCATCGGCGTCCAAGAACTCTCGACGAAAACAACATCGCTGCACTTGCATCGGGGCCCCACGAGAGTGATCGCGGTTCCGGCCGCCTGAATGTTGCCGACGAATACGCGGCACCGGGGGTCCATCAGGAACTTGTCGACGGCGGCCTCGCGCTCTCGCGGGGTTGTGGAGCCCACCAGCACGGCGGGGGAGTATTCGCCGAAATGGCGGGCGAGGGCCGAGATCACGTCGCTATGATGGGCAAAGACCAGCACCTTGCGATCTTCCGGCAGGTTGTCGAGCATGTCGACGATGTACTCGGTGGCCCCGCGCAGCTTGGCGAGCCCCAGCATGCGCCGCAGCGTCATCAGGC